ACCGAGAACCCGAGGAGCAAATTGTCACGAGTGAATGCGTCACTCGGCCGAGTCATTACCGGCATGGTCACCTCCTACGAGCAGCTCACGCCGCCCTGTCTGTAATATACAACCAATCAGCTGAAAGCGAAAGCTGGAACCACGTCCCATCGGGACCGATCTCAACAGGCGCGCTGATGTTGCTCAGCATCGCGTACGTCGCTCCGCTGTTTTCCAACCATAGCAATGCGCTATTGGCCAAATCGTAAGCGCGATCGGTCGATGAACCTTCGCGCACGTAAATCTCAATCACCAGGACGCCTGAGCGGTGCCACTGGGTGCTGGACACGCTGCTGCTGAACCGCTGCTGCCCCTGTTCCTCAGTGCCTGCGATGAACAGCCGGACCCACGCCGCATCAGCATCCTCGCCGGCCGATTCAGGATCGAATGGCAGGTTGGGGTATGCGACCGGCACCGTGGGGTTGTTCGCGGTCCAGAAGGTCTCAAACGAGCCCAACAGATCGTCACGGAATGCCTTGGGCGTGACTTCGCTCACAGCTTCACCTCAAGATCGTAGTACAGGAGCGTGCCACCCGGCTTGATGGGCTTCGAGCTGAGCACCTCGAAGGTGCGCGTGCCGTCATCCACCTTCCAATCGCGGCCCATCTCCTCGGGGAGCGTGGCGAGCGCCTGAACCAGCACGCGTGCCTTCTTTTGCTCCACGTTGCTGAGTCCGATACCGACACCGGCCGTGACCGCGTCAAACGCTGACCGCTCTGGGCTCAGGAACACCCCAGTAGCTGCGATTGACTGGATGTCTGGGGCCGAGTCAGACACGACCGCCCAGGGCTTCCCTGCGTCAGCAGGCGTGCGCGAGTTGCGGCGCAACGTGATCGACCGACCGAAGTTGGTGATCAGCGTGTCCGCAACAAGCAGCAACCCCGAGTAATCGAATGCCACCTGGCCTACTCCTCACCCGAGGGCTGGATGCCGTTTTCGGCGCGCTCAACCTTGGCGATGGCCTCGGCAGCCTTCTTGTCAACAGCCTTCTTGCGTGCGTCCGACAGCTGCTTGGACTTGAGGGCCTTCGCATCAGCCTCATCCTGAGCTGCCTGGTTGCCCACGTTGGACTCACCCATGACGAATGCCCTGTCCAGCTTCATCGGCGAGGGTGCCACTTCCGGCTCCTCGAATTCAGCAAGCTCAATGTACGAGGCTTCCCAGAAGCGCCGCAGCTTGTTGGGCCCCATCTCCCCAGCAACCTCATCGGTCACCAGATCGCCAGGCATAAACTCGGTGGTGCCCCAAGTGCACGGCCTGCGCCACATGAACTTGGCGTTGCGGTCAAACTGCTGTTTCCAGTGCCGCAGGAGACGTACCTTGCGGCCAGTGGGCTTCACGCCCTTTGATTTGCGAGCTGCCATGATGGCCTCCTTGTTGCCCCCACTCAATCGAGCAGGGCAGTGTCGTAAAATTCAGCTTCAATCGTGGCCAGCTGTGCCTGGCCTCCGATGTTGGTCAAGCGAGCCATGTGGACCGTGCCCGCTGGGAATATAAACTCAGTGAATGCGGCGGATGTCCCGCCTGTCGCTGATCCGCCAGACCCGCCAATCAGGAGCCCGCCGAATAGCTGAGTGCCGATGTCGGTGATGGTCGGATTCATGCTGATGATGGAGTCTGAAATCTTGGTGAGCGCGAAGTTGCGATTGCGGTTGATCGCTGGTTGGACCGTGCCCTGATCGCTGAATGTGGTGCCTTCCCAAAGCCCGATGCGGGCATCAGCGCCGGCAGAGCCTACGAATTGCATGTGGAGATCGCCGGACACTGCTTGGATGAGCATGTCCAGGTTGGCGTTGTTGGACAGAGCTTCGTCAGCAACACCCGACACGAAGAACACGCCCTCATGTACGCGGTGGTGAACCATCTCTTGGACAACGAGACCCTCGCCGATTTCATCAACCTCGGCGATGGTATTCGGTCCAACGCCCTCTGCAGGGCCGTAGATCTGTATGCTTTGTCTGGGCATGTGCCCCATCCTCCGAAGAGGGAGGGCGGGCAACCCCGAGTTGAGGCTGCCCGCCGACCTTCAAATGGCCTCTTCAGGCTGATGCTTACGAGAGCATTCCACCGAAGAAGTAGCCCAGATCGGCGCTGACCAGCTTCTGGTCAAACGCCATCTCGATCTCAACCCGATCGGACGCCTCAGCTTCCATGCGGAATCGCTTGATGCGCCCGCCGTTGGCCGTGGCACCCAGATGACCCGTCCAGCTGAACGTGTAGCCCGCCGCCGGAGTCATGAGACCCGGAGACGCAGGCCGATAGCTCAGCAGGGCGTTGTCGCCACCGATGAAGGAATGGCTATTTGCCAGGCCCTTCGCTCCGGTGTTCTGGATCGAGTCCATCACGAGAATCTCATCAAGCTCGAACAGAGCCGCGAGAGCTTCGCGCGTGACCTGGGCAGTGCCCTGGGTCTGACCACGATCGAGCCGACCAACGATGTCCGGGTGGTCAAGCAGCGCATCGAACACGCCACGACCGCAGGTCATGATGTTGGGTCGGAAGCCGCTCGTGGCCTGGACAAATCGCTTGCCCTCACGAACGTCTTCAATCGGCGTGGAGGAAGCGACATTCCAGAATTGCTTCTGGTTGTTCGCCGCATCCGTGGGATCGAATGAGCCAGCAGACGGCGTACCGTTGCCATCAACATCGAACGTCCACGTGTCGCCGGGATCGCCAGCCGTGAAGTAGTTGGTCACCCACAGGACTTCTCGCTTGATGAGAGCCTTGCGCGTCACGTACTCCGTGGCCTCTCGCTCCAGCGAGATTGCCGGATCCGAGTTGTTGCGGACCTGATCGTGGATGTCCTTGTGGAACGCCCAGACCTTGGCCGAGTAGTTGTCGGTGCCGATGGTATATCCGCCGCCTGCCGACTGCGCACCGGGAGCACGCTGCTCCATCTCGTCGCGATTGAATTCGCCGCGATCGTACGTGTAGTACTCATCGCTGCGGTTCGTGACGGGAATGTTTTGGAACACCCGATCTGCCACGAAGCTGCCCTCATCCTGCGAGAATGCAAGGCTGAGGTTGGTAAGGGGTCGGTCAACGTGAACGTCACCACGACCCGGCTGAATGAACGGCATTTTGAAACCCTCCTATGGGTTGCCAAGTGGGATCGTAGCTTACGCTTCGAGCTTCCCGATGTTGAGAGCGACCCGAACGAATGCGCCAACCGCACCCGTGTCGAGAGCCACGCCGATGATGGACTTGCCCGCGCCGGCAACCGCATCCGTGATGCGACCGTCAGTGAGAGCTTCCGTACCGACTGCGACACCAGCGGTAACTCCGCCAACGCCAACTTCCACGAGCGCGATACCGCCGCCCGTGTTGACCGCGATGACATCGAGATCGGCAACGCCGTCCTCGCACGTCACACCCACCAGCTCATCGGTCGCCGCCGTGGGGTAGATCATCGTGCCGTCGGTGTCCGACTTGACAACACGACCGATCGAGAGTCCAGCCGCCTCACCCGCAATGAGCGAGACCGCATTGGTGTTTTGGTAACCAGCCATTGCTGTGTACCTCCTGTCCCTTGAGCCTCAGCTCAGTTGGAGAGCGCGCCGCGCTCCGTGGTGGACTTGTTGTAGAGGGACGCTCCCTCAACACTCTTCAGCACCTGGTCCCAAGCCTGCGGCTCAGCAACATTGTGCTCCTTCATGTGGGACTTGACAAGCTCTTCAAGCTGCGACTCAGCGCCGCCCTCGACAGGCTTGAGGCCCTCACCCTTCGCGAGGCCATGAGACTCCGGCGTGCCCTGGGCTCGCTCGAAGATGCCGCCGTTGGCCGCACCGAGACATTCGAGAGCACCCTTGCGGACATCCTCATCCTCGATCGACTCGACAGCCTTGAGAAGCTGACCGCGTACCGACGCATCGCCGGGCAGGTTGCCCAGGATCTCATCAGCGCGCTTGGCGAGCTCAAGACCTTCTCGGGCCTCGCGCTCGGCGTTGGCCGACTTCTGCGCCTCATCAGCAGCCTGAACGGCCTTGACGAGTCGCTCATCATCCGACGCGCGGAAGATGTCGCCACCCGCGCTCTTGTACACAACAGGGTCCGCGTCCGACGCGCTCTTGACGATCTCGTCACGCTCATCGGTGGACTTGCCCAGGAAACCTTCCTGTGCTTCGCCTTCGAGGGAATCGAAGTGGCCGCGCTGGTCCGCGCTGAGAGCGGCAACCGCTTCGGCACGATCCTTGGCCTTGGTGAGATCCGCAATCTGGGACTGAAGCCCCTCAAGCGTCACCTTCTCATTGGAATCCGGCATTTCGGAATCCTCCATTTTGGTTGCTGCGTCAGCAGCGGTTTGGTCGTCTGATTCCGCCTTGGAATCGTCAGAGCGTTTGAGCGTGCGCAACAGCGCCGCATCGACATCAGGCTGATCCACCTGGTGGTCGTGTCCGTCCGCGAAGCCGATGATGAGGTGCCCCTCAGCGTCGTAGGCCCACGGGTGATCGTGTGATCCGCCCTTCACGCCACTGGCATCGCTCGTCTGGTATGACGTGGAGCCACTGCGCATGCCGGGGTAGATGTCGAGCAGGTGGCTATGGCCATCCGCAGACGATGTCAGGACGCCAGCCGAAGCCATTTCAGACTTCTTGGCAGGCTTCTTGCCCTTCTCGCCCTTGCCGGACTCCTCGTCATCCTCCTCATCCAGCCCGAGGTTGATGCCCTTGGCGTCCTTGTCCTTGGACTTCTTGGCCTTGTCCTTCATGCGCTTCTCTTCATCCTCATCCTCATCGTCCGACAGGAATGCGGGTTTGCCCTTGCCCTTCTCGGCATCGGCGCGCTTGATGATCACAGCCTTCGCATGGGCCTGCGCTGGGCGGTCCACGGCGCTGATCTCCATGAGGTCAAACTCTTCCATTGAGGTCGGCATTGTTCAAAGCTCCCGATCGACGCGCCTGATGCCGCCGATGCTGAATCCGGTGTACTCACCCGATTTGAATTTGTTGAGCACCGCCTCAGAGGGGCGCATTGCGATCAGCAGACCCGTTGTCTGCGTTTGGATGTCGAGGGCCTTGGCGATCTCGCTGGTCAGGGGGAATGCGAACACCACCTTGCCATCGGCCTTGGCGTGCATGTCGCCTGAGATCCGGTCAGTGGTGGACATGAAGCTCACCGCCGCCTTGAGCATCGCGCGCTCAGGGATCACATCGTCTTGAAGGTCAACGTAGGGCTCACCGTTCTTGGAACAGATCATCGCGAAGCCGAAGACAAGCCCAAGCTCGTCACTGACCTTCACGATGTCGCATGTTCGCTCGAAGCGTTCACTCACAAGGTTCCCTCCTTGATGTTACACAGGAATGCTACCCCACCTTTGCGCGGCAGGCAACCTGTGGCCTAGATGGTGCGATCCAAGACACACCTGCAGTTGATTGTGTCAGACGCTGGTGCGCTCGAATCTCCAGGGAATTTGAGCTTGTTGCCGTTGCCTGAGGTGAATTCGCCGCCAAAGGGCTGAGTCTGCCCGTTCATGGCCGAGTGGCTCCCCCGCACACGTTCGTCGGCTGACGTGATCCAGCGGGTGGTGATGTCCTGAGCGTCAACAGAGCCGTTGTCTACAGCCTGCTGCCACATCTCCTCATCGCCCTCGTGGACCGCGCGCACAGACTCTGTTCGGCTGATGACGTTGCTGCGATGCGCGATGAATCGCTGCTCGTATCGCTCAACCATGCGATCCACCTGCGCCGCGCTGAGGCCCTCGCCATCGGCCCCGAGGAGCCTGTTGAGCGTGGGATCAAATCGCCGATCCCGAAGGGTGCGCGACAACGCTTGCCGGTCTCCGGTCTCAAGCATGCGCCGGAAGTTGCTCACGCTCTTCTGCTGATGGGGCGTCAAGCCCAAGCCATCACGGAAGGTGCGCGCGATCTCATCCATGCGCAGGCCATCCTTGAGGCCCTCGCTCAGCGTCACCGCGAGGCGTGCTTGCTCATTCTCCCGCATCGCCTGGATCAGGCGTCCACGGGTGATGCTCATGCGCGCGACAGATCGCGAGTTGGTGCTGTTGAACGCGATCAGGGGCCGGTTGGCGGCTGCGGCAATCACGGCTGCGGTGGACTGACCCGCGCGCACGTATGCCTCGTTGACCGCATCAGCGAAAGCAGGCCCCATGTCGTCTAGCAGCGCCAGGGCCTGGGGGAATCGCCCCTGCTCGAACAGCACCGCGAGCTTCTCCAGCTTCACCACACCCTTCTGGGCTCCGATGATCCGCAGGAATTCCTTGCGGGTCCGGCGATCCGCTGAGTTCAACAGCAGGAGCATCCTGCCTTCGAGGTTCGGCCGATCCGTGAAGGATGCCGTCAGCTTCTTGAAGTCCATGGAGCCATCCAGTGAGGTCGAAAGCGCGGGGATCAGGGTAGCCCCTCGCCTCCATACCCGTAGTCGAGATCCGCAAAGAACGATTCCTGTGCCCCGTTGATAGTCACCGAGGCGATGCCCGAGCCACCAAAGTAGCACGACACGTACTCCATGACAGCCGGTGGAAAGCGCCCAGCCGCCGTGGCGGTGCCAGGAATGTTCGTGCTGGTGAAGTATTCGGTCTCACGCTCGGTCTCAAGGTCTCCCACCTTGTCCTTGGAGCGCGTGCGCCGGACGTTGCTGCCGGCATTCTTGGATGATTGGACAGAGGCATCCGCGAGGATGGCAGAGGCCAGCTCGTAGGTGCCGAAGATGATGCCCTCAGGCGTGTCGGTGCTCGGGACAGCCACGCCCGTCTTGCAGTTGGTCGCGCCGATCCGTGGCCATGCCAACGGCTGGGGCGTCGTGGAGTCCGTGACGCTTCCGGTCCACGTCTGCTTGTCGAGAATCCTGGTGGCAGTCACGAGGGCCTGAGCCTGCGTGGTGAGATCCGCCGCATTCCATGCGGTTGCGTTCAAGCTCGCCGCGAAGTACGTGGAAGCTGCCTCGACAACCGGGGGGCCGGCATCGTCAGCGAGGTGCTCACCGTAGATGTTGAATGTCTTGCCTGCGATGTTGACCGTACCCATGAGGGCCTCCTACTTCGTGATGTCCTGCTGCCACTCGATCTGGCCCTTGGCCACGGTGCGGATCAGGCCGCCACCATCGGTCTCTTGGAGATCGTAGAAGAACACGCCGAGCCTGTCAGCCTCGGCTGGGCTCAGGTTGATGCTGACCGTGTTGCCAGAGATTGCGCCAGCCACGGTGAATTCAGCCGCCGGAACAGCCCCAACCGGAACAGGGCTGCTGTTCACGGTGAACGAGTAGCTGAAGCCAGCGATTGTGGCCGCAGTTCCATCTGCGTTCAAGATGTCGAAGCCGAATGCGGCGGTGTCCCCTCGCTGGAGGCACCAGTTGACCGCTTCTGCGCATCTGTTGATCGTTGTGGCC